TTGCTATTCTTGCCAAGTAACCACAAGTATTGTAGCCTTTTGCAATGTCAAACGATAACCATTCATCAAACTCTGTGAAAGGATTATAAGGATTATCAATAGTTGTTAACATAGATTCAACCATTTAATCACGCTCCTTCCTGAATAGCATTTCGAATTGTAGTTACTGAGACACCAAGTGCATCTGCTACTTCTGCTTGTGTGTAACCTCTATCTAGCATAGCATTAGCTCTTTCTAATTTAGCGGGAGTTAACGCACTTGTAGTTCGAGGTGTTGCCAGTTGCTTTACTAAATCAAGGTCTGTATTATTAAGAATTTGATTTAGTTTGTTTGTGCTAATAGCACCTGATTGAATGGCCTCCCATTCTTTATCGCTTATGTTGATACGCTCTTTCTTTGCACCAACACGGGTCCTTGCTTCTGTCAATGCCTGCCCTTTTATTTTCTTAAGGGTGTCTGCTTCCATGTCTGGATTATCTTCCCTTTTTGCTTTTACTACGGCGTTTGCTAAGAGCTGGGCTTTTCTTTCAAGAGGGGCGTTCCTAAGTGCAATGTTCAATTTTGCATTCAGAGATTCAACTTCTGAAGCATAGGTCTTCTTTGCAGATGGGGAATAGGGGGTTGGTTTTGTATCGATGGCGGCCTTTCTTGCTTGATTAGCAAGGCTCTTTAATTTATTTGCATGGGTGGCGTAAACCTCTTCCATGGCGGTCCCTGAAGAAAGAGCAAACGCGTCAGAAGCCTCGGCCATCTTTGTGGATTTTATGGTACGGACTACAGTTTTTCCACTACGGTCTACATATGTTTCATTCGTATAGGTATATACTCTTTTTCCAGTAGCAGGATCTACACTTTCTTTTCTTGTGGGGACTCTTGCTTCTGACGACGCTTTTGAAATCAAAGTAGATGCTCCGGCTCTCTCGCTTCCTTGGTACTTTTTCTTTAACTCTGCGATTCCATTGTCGATGTACGATTGTCTGTAATTCAGTTTATGCTTTTCTGCATCAATAACAACCATAGAATGACGAACTGCTCGCTCAATCTCATCATTGGTAGCACCTTTAATTGTCATGTCAGTGATAAGGTTTGATACATCGCCCATTTTCAACTGCTTAGTTCTCGGACTCATCACTTTCATTCCTTCATAGTAAGGGTAAGCTTCTTTTGGATCGAAGTCTTTTAACCCTTTTAAAGGAGGGCTTGTCTTTATTGCTCCTGTTCTATTTGGTATAACAAGAACAGTATCTCCATCAAAGTCCGCTCCAGACAATCTTTCTGCTACTTTATGATTAATTCCAACCGCATCAATAGCATTTCCAATGGTTTTCTTTGCTGTTTTTTGCTTATTGTTTACGGTAAGCTCCGGAATCTCAAACTTTCCACCGTGAGGATAACGAATTAGAACAACCTTTTCTCCATCTCTATAGTTTGGGGCATAGATTTCATTCTCTTTCATATCTGGAAATGGAAGAATTACGTGAGATGCTTGCCTTGGTAATGCTGCAGCTTTCAAATGAACCGCAGAAGCATCGCAATCATCAGCAAAAGATTCCAAAAGTTTCTTTTTAACGGCCGGATTTGTCAAGGACATGATCTCATCGAACTCTTCCTTTTTCAAATCATAAGCCAAACCTAACTGCTTTTTAGCTAAGCTTGTACTTTGTTTGGATAACATCTGAGACGATAGAGATTTTGACCAATTTCCCCAGTTTCCTTCCTCATTTACAATATTAAGTGCTGATAATTGTTTCTTTCCATTCTTATCAACGTAATATCGCTGAGCTAATATGAGATCTTCATCTCTTTTTATAGTCGCTCCAAAAGGATTATCCGGGTCAATCTCTCCAGTTTTTGTCTTCTTCATCTCCTTGAATGTATCAAGTTTAGGAGTTCCCTTATGTTTATTGGTGTTGAATATGATATCAACGCCATCTGGAAGGTCATCGCTATACATAGCCATGCCTTTTAAATAATGAGTACCATCAACGGCGATTCGGACCTGAGCATATCTGGCATTTCCAAGAGAAATATCATCAACACCTCTTCGAAGTTCAATAACTCCATCCTTTTCTGCTCCGCCATCTTCTTTATAGCGAACCTGAATTCTATCAGAACTTACACTTTTTGGTTTCTCAATTCCTAAACGAGAACGATCCCCCTTTTCATCGAAGACAACACCAGGTATAGAAATTTCACTCTTATGTTTTGAAACCTCAGAAAATGTAGAATCAGGTTTTGCAAGAACCATGAGGCTTGTTTTGTTTCCAGTTCCAAGCTGTTCTACATTTAAGTAGTGAACTTTATAACCTTCTTCTTCGAGCATTGCGATAGATGTTTTCAGTTTTGTTCTGCTGACGCCCAAGTATTGTTCAACTCCAGCGCCAACATCAATGTAACCTCTTTCATCTACATTCTTTTTCAGAATATCAGCAGTAGTTCGAAGAGTATCTGTTTTTTGTTCTTCAGAACTCTTTAACAAATTTCGAACAGTGGATTCCGGAATACCCATTCGTTCACCTATAGCTACGTTTGAATATCCTTTTTCTTTCAACCGATATGCCTGTGCAGCATCAGCGGCTCTCTTTTCTTCCTTTGCAATCGCTTTCACGGCTCGAAGCTGTGTGGTATTCATGCCAAGTCCTTCCGCTATTTCGGATTCACTTAGACCTTGCTTTTTTAAGTCATTAACATAGGAAAGAAAGTTCTTATTATCCTGATACGGATTCTCTCCAGAGCCCCATGGATACCTTCCGGAGCGTCGAAGTATACCATAATGCATTAAAAAGTCATCCATTACTCATTTCCCTCCGAATTTATTTTATTGATTCGTTTATCAAATAAAATAATTTTATCCATGATTTTCCGAATAGTATCTGGGTCTGCCTCTCCGCCAAATATTTGATTTAACTGATAAATACGAAGCTCTGTTTCAATGTCAAAAGGACTTATGCCATACTCCAAACAGAAAAGAGCTGCATAAACTTCCAATTGATGCATCGAAGTAGGACTCTCTCCAGTTTTTAAATCAAATATTCTTAACTTTTTGCTTCTAAAGCAAATTGCATCAGCAGTTCCAAAACAATTTTCAGAATAATATAAAGGTTGCTCTGGTGTCATTCGATAACCAATGGCATCATTAACGTACATGTTTAATGTATTCTTATTTTTTGGTAACTTGATTCCAAGACGAATACAATTACAAGCAAACGCATGCAGTTCAGTACCTCTCTGAGTTGCCAAAAATTTAAGATAAGAATTTGCAAGTTTTTCTTCATCATAATTAATCCAATGATACTTACTTGCGCTTAGAAATGCGTGTCGACCTTCGAGGTCTGAATGTTTCTTGAAGTTCATCTAATACCTCCTCTTTGTTTTCGGGGTATATAAATCTCGCAAAAGACATATGATCCATTACAGATACATAGTGGTCTTGATTTGGTCTGTGTGAAGCACTTCTATTTTTCTTTCCTTCCAGTGCTGCCCATTTGTCTTCATATAAAATAAGAAGATCTGGAATACCTTGTATTTCATTGGCATCCATATGAAAAACCATACAACCAGGAAATCGTTCTTTGATTTCTCTGATTAATTTTGTTTTAAAACGGTTTTCAAGCATTTGGAAGTCTCCTTAAATAAAAAATAAAGAAGGGCACATTCCACTTCTTTTCTATTATACCATATGTTTTTCTTGCGAGTTGATTAGCTGTCTTTTTTCAAGATTGTTCAAGGTTTGTTTACACGCTACTGAAGTTGTCCAGCTAATTTCTGGAACCGTAGGAAAATCTCCTTGAGTAAAATCTATATGGATATGAAAATCAGTTATTAAAACCGTTCTTTCATCAACCATTTCTTCTGCGCGATTGATGAGTTCTTCTCCTGCCTCCTTGATCATATTTATCAATTTGTCTCTGTAAGCGGTTTTCTCAAGTTTAACTACTCCCATTTTACAAATCCCCTTTCATTGAATTTTTTCTTTTCTTTTAAAGCCTTGCTGATTGCTAAATCAATGGACGCTCTTGATTTTAAATGATAATAATATAAATCTCGAAATGGTGTATTAAGACGATCAATTCTCCCAGACGCCTGCTCCATAATTTTGTAAGAGTAATTTTGACTATAAAATACTATGGTATCCGTTGTAATGCAATTCCAACCTTCTGCTCCAGCAGTATATTGAACCAAATATACCCAAGAGTCTGTAGAAGGAATAGGTTGATGCTTATGCCCGTTCCATTCAGCAATTTCTGTTTCATCACCATAATATAGATTTTTTAAAATCTCAAGTTCATAATCAAAATTATAAAACACAATCATTTTTGGATGTTTCTCAAATATCTCAAGAAGCGCAATTTGTCTGGAGGGGTCTTCATTTACGATTCTCCTCAAAACATAGCATAGACCAGATGCTTGTTGAATTGGTTGATTTTTGTAAATATCCCAGCGAAATCGCATAACTTCCTTATACTTTGATAAATTATATTGAGTATGGATTGTTTCATGATGCGAGATGGTTTCTCTCTCAAAATCCATATAAACCAATATATTATCACGAAGTCGAATCAATCGTTTTAAATTTATATAACGATCTACTTTTGGATACTTGGAAAATCTGGAATAGATGATATGCTCACTAATAAACTCAGTTCGATTTTTATAAAATCCATTCGCGATGAACACTGGAATATAATCTTCCCATTTGTCACCGGGTGTGGCACTAAGAAGAATCCAATTATTATGCTTACAAATTTTTAAAAAAGATTTTGTCCATGTTCCATTTCCAATAACTCTTTGCTCATCAAATATAAAAAATGCGTTATTTATATCAACATATTTTTTTATATTATTCCAAGAATCAATTGTGACATGAACATTGGATATGCTATTCTCTCTTTTTGTTGAGAGAAGAAAAGGAAGCATTTCTTCTTCCCATTCCATGGTATCTCTTTTTCTAGCAGTAGTTATTATATATAAATCTTTCGGAGATTTCATTTCTTTAATTTCTCCTAATCCATTTATAGTTAATTCACCACCACATTCTTTTGTAAAATAGTAAGCAAGAGCTGTTCGAGATTTTCCTGAGCCGACTCCACCAACAAGGATGGAGCCAGTCTTCAGGTTTTCAATAGCTTTAAGCTGATAATCAAAAAGCTTTACAGGCATTTTATCTTCCTACAATCGCAGAAATTGCAGAATCCGGAACATCATAATATTTGCTCTCGAATTCATCTTCAACAAGAGTCACATACATAGATTTCAGATATGCTTTTACTCCGGTTGAACCCTTTCTTTCCCAGTTGTAAGGGCGTATGATAAGATCCACGTTCTTTATTTCTGCACCATCCAGAATGTTAACATTTTCCTCATTGAGAGTTGTCTTTCCTCGAGAAGTTATAAGAACAATCTTCGGCGGATAAGGATCAAAACGAACTGCAACGCTCAGCATAGGAAGCTCCTCATCCTCTTCTGCATTCTTCGGTTTCAGCCACTTAATATTCCAGCCGGCTTCTTCTAAAACCTTCGCATCTTCGGGGTTAAAGAATACAGCAAAGTTTCTTGAACCTTCCGGATTATACTCCCCTTTCTTTCCGGAAAAGTTTTTAAATCCTATTCTAGCGTTCTCCAGTACAATATTGTTAGTGATCATGTTTTAATCTCCTTTCTTATTTAAACGGAAGCTCAAACGGCTCCAGTCTTTTGGTGCAAATATCTTCTGGACAATCCTTGCAATTTGGATAACAATCCTGATGCATGCAAATCTGTTCTTCCGGAGGATTCATAATCGCATCAGAAATAAACAAATTGAAATCTCCATATTTCTCTATGGTTTCAATTGCTTCATCGCACAGTTTCGTATAATAACTTATATCGATGAAATCTTCAAGGCCAAGACTTTCAACCATTTCGGATTCCATCCAACGATAACCAGTTGTATTAGAAACTGCATAATACTTGTCATTCTGCAATCTCAGCAACGAGGCGCCCCCACAACCGGGTTTAATAGGACAGAAAAGGCCAATCCTTCCGACGAAACGATAATCATGCTCTCCTTCCGGAAGTTTCTCATTGAAATCCAAATATAAAGAGGATTTTACTTCGCGAGTTTCACAAAGATCTTTGAACTCTATTTTCTCTTTTGAAAACAGAGACTTGAACACATATGGAACTGCAAACTGAGCGCCAGTAGCGGTCCATTCATTTGCATGTTTTCCACCTTTTGTTCTTATTCCCTGTGAATCATATTTCGCAATATATACTGCATTATTTACCAGACACATGCGTTCATATGTTGCTTCATGCTCAAATGTGTAACCATACTTCTTTCCAAAATCTGTAACAAACTGAATAATTTCAGGAGTTGCATTTGGAATCTTGATGGAATCGGTTTTGATATGAGCAACGGAAAAGCCTTTTTCCTGAACCGCATGTTTCAAATCGATCATAAATAATGCTCCTCTTTTTGCGACAATGTTATCAACATTTCGAGGATCTTTGAACGGATTCGGAAATTTTGCAGAAGTAAGGCCGTATACAATATTGATGGCTATTTTCATAGCATACGCAAGATCATCCAATGTAAAATCTGATCCGGGCATAATCGCCGCTGTGTAAAAGGGAAGCAGTTTTCCATCCAGAATATGTTTTAAGCCATCTGCATCTTCGTGCTTGATTGCCAGTCTTGCTTTTCGAAGGTCATTATAATTCTTTGTATATGGGCCAAATATATCAAGTTCTTCTCCAGAAGTAGGATGCATAGATGCAATATCCATAAGAGCAACCTTAAAATACATTCCAGGCTCCGCATAAACATACCCACCTTCGCCAGGATCTTCTCCTCGATAAGTGCTCTTTCCAGCCTCGTATTTGTACCCAGGAAACATCTCGCTCAAATCTGTATAAACAAATTTGTCCTGGGGATGTTTATCATTTCCAAATATAATTCTTGCAACGTGATTCTGAGTTGTATCATTGACACTCAAACCACTCAACATAGCAAGAATCTTACGAGCAATCCAATCTGCTTTGGTCGCGTCGAATGTCTTCTCACTGGCAATTACATCATTGTCACAATATTCTGCTACTTTTGGCCAAAGTTCTTCGGGAACAGGTTCGTCCCATGCAAGACCCAATTCCTGATGATGAATACCAAGTTCAATCTCCCACTTTTTCAAGCTTTGTTTCTCAGAAGCATAATCATAAATATCTGTGTAAGAAATATTATATGCTTCTCCGAAAAAGCAGTCTCGATTCTCTCCTTTCTTAGAATTTACGATTTTCTGGCTGAGATTAAACAGCTCATAATTGCTGTATCCGATATAACGAGCATAAAGCATATGATTGTCATACCGACGGCAGTTAAATCCAACCAGTTTCATCTTCATAAGCTCTTCGATTTCTTCAGAGGTAGGATTGATCATGCGGACGCACTTTTTATCCTCTCCTCGAAGTTTCCAGTTCACAAGGAAGAGGTTTGGAAAAACTTCGACATCAAAGAATACCAAATCCGAATCATCATCTTCCGGAACTGCAAGATCCTTGCTCGGCTCTTCCGAATTGAAATGCATTTTGCTTACAAGATTCACACAATAATCTGCATGATTCGTGCTGTTGTTTGCAAACACTAACACTTTCTGCTTCAAATCTCGAACATCATAAGAGATTCCAGATTTGTAAGCATCTTCAAGAATCTTATAAATGAAATCAATACTGGGCTTCGTTCCAGGATGATATTCCTTATGAAGATTCTTTTGAATCAATTTTCGAATTGATTGTTCATTTTGAACAATATTGAAATTGATCACTTTTTTATCTCCTTTCAATGGCAAACCCGAATTTATATGTGCGATAGGAATATTATTACATTTACTCACTCTCCTTCTTAATGCACTCTTTCCAGTGAAGACCTTAATTTCAATGCCTTCCTCATAAATACGACTTAGCTCTGAAGGATCTCCATCATAAATATAATGAAGATGTACTCCACATCCACCCTTGCTAAATTCCGCATAAGTTGGAGGCCATTTACTGGCAGCTTCCAAATTTTTCGCAGCATCTTTCTCGCCATTTTCATTCTTTAAATCAAAATCAACAACGACAAAGTGCTCGTCCTTTGGCAATACATAGTGTTCTTTTTTTGTTTCAATATCTTTTAATTTTGTAGTGACTTTTTCCCACTTCTTGGATGGGGTTCCCTGCTCCGAAGAATATTGAGCAAGACAATCCGAAAGATAATCGTCAAGCAACGATTCCGTGCAATCCATAACCAAAGAATTTGGAATATCCATTTCTTCTTTTTGAACATGGAACTTATCTACTTTAAACCCTGAGTAATAACTTCGAACCTGTTTTCCATCAAGTCTTGTTATTTCCTCAAAAGAATCAAAGTAATTCTTCAATTCTTCCCGAAACTTATACATCGGAAGCTTGAATTGTACAAGGGTATCATCACAATAAGTTTTATACATTGCATACGCCTGCTTTAAGGATACGCCATTTTGCTCTTTGAAAATATCAAAATTATCTTCTACAAAATTAAAGAATACATCGGTCTGAAATATCATATCAAATGGGATATAAGCATTGTAATAGTCTTTTCCCATTTTCTGATATACTTCCAAACAATGCTGAGCAATCGCTCCAAGTTCAAAATCAATCTGACTCATAAGTGCCTGATATCTTTTTGCCGGGATTCGATTTCCGCTCGGTTTTACATCAATCAATCTCCTTATGATTCCAGATTTTGCATCTGTGATTTTGACCGGACGATTCGTAGCCATAAATAAGAAGCAATTGACCCTTGCTGTATAACTCGCTTTATACTTCTCATTCATGGTCATTTCTTCATGAGAAACTATGGAATTGAGCTTTGTATTGTCTTCAATGTGCGAGAGATCGCCATCATGCTGGATTGCAACGAGCGGATTTCCTTTGAACACTTCTGTACTAAATGCGTTGCTGATTGAAGTGAGAGCTTTTGCTTCGAACGTTGTATAATATCCGACAAAGAGCTTCTGAACAATGTTAAGAATTGTTGATTTACCTGCTCCTGCTTCTCCATACAAGACGATAAACTTCTGAATAGATTTTGCGTCTCCTGAGACAACTGCACCAATTGACCATTCAAGTTTGGCTCTTTCTTCTTCTCCGTAGAGGGTTCCGATGAGCTCATCATAAGCCTTGTAATCTCCTTTCTCCAAGGGATAAGGAAGTCGTTTACTCACATAATCTTTCTTTTTTACTTCTGTATTACTGAATGTAAGTTTTTCATCCAACTGATGAGAATTGTCCGAAAGCTGTGTGCAATATGTTTTGAACGACTTCCAAGAATTGCTTGAGAAATCTCGCATCCATTTTACTTTGATGTTGTCGGATGTTCGATTCTTTAATTTATTTAAATGCTCAGTAAGGTCATTGTCGACTAGTCTCTGAACGTCATATTCATCTGTGGACCAAAGCCCTGCTTCTTCGTCCCATACAGCGTAGAAAGCTTTTCCTCGAATCATCAAATCCTTAGAACGGCAAACTCGAAAATCTGGGTAAACTTCTACGCCGTTTTTTGAATATGTTTCTTTTATTGAATAAAAATCCATCACATATCAGGGCCTCCTGTCTTACTTAATTCGCGTCAACAAACATAATGTTATCCATATTAAAGAGCAGACACTTACCGCTACGAAAAACAAATAACAAGAATTTTGGGCTGGCAAACACCTCATATCTTCCCCGAACCTCAAATGTCTTGCCATTCATAAACATAATTTTCATTGTATTCATGATTTTTAATCTCCTTTCAAGCTTGTGACAAAAATGCAAAAATTTTTGTAAAAATAAAACTTTTTATAAAATATAACTTTCTATAGACTTTTATAAGAAAAAAAATGCAAAAATGTCACAAAATGCCAAGAAACCCAGTATTTATGCGGCTTCCGGCTGTTACAAATCCGTTTCAAAAATGTCACAGTGTGACAAATATTTGTCACAAATCGTAATTTTCAATCAAATATGCGTTCATTTGATACCAAATTTCGACCGCTCTCTGATCCTTTTTTGAATGCTTTAACGGAAATAATCCATCTTTCCCAGACCTTTTATAGTGCCTATAGATTACATTTTCGCAACGTTTCTTGACAAATTCAACAATTGCACTGGGGGTTAATGCTTCTCCAATCGCCTCATCTGAGCAATCTTCCAACCCCATATTACTGACCATTTCCCAAAAACATCTCGGAATGAGTTCTTGAAAATTATCCTCGTCCTGAAGAATATCAGCCATATCCATCGCGAGTCGAACTAGCATTTCAAAGAAAGAACAAGGTTCTAACACGACAGTTTCGTCATAACGATCTAAATCATTTAAAACCTCTCCTAAATATAAAATGCGAAGATTCTTCCCTTGCTCAGCTCGATTCTCATCATTCGGAATCAACGGGACAAATTCCATGTTGTCCATTGTCCTAGCCAGGATTCGGTAGTTGTGGTCCAGCCCATCGACATGAACCAGACCACACAGCCAATCAAAATAATCGTCTTTGTATTCGGACCAGGTCTTCTCAAGGGTGGAAAGATAAACTTCTTTTACTCTTCCCATAGAACCCCCTTATCCTTCGGTAACCCCGAGAATATCCTCTGCGTAAGAGGAGAAGCGGCGAATAATTTCGAAGTCAATACCAAGCGCATTATTCCGCACATACATAACTTCCTGCCGATCATCGAACTGAGAGAGCATATCTCCGACCAGCTCTTCCGGCTTATCCACCACGTCATCTCCTTCGTCCAGAAGAATATCATCCTCATTGAAGTAGGTATAGGTGAGACCTACAAAGTCGCTTTCATCGTACTCATCCCTTGTAATCTCATAAATGACCGGGGTTTTTTCTTTCTCATCATCGGTCGGATGTTCCCGTTCAGCCAAGTGCTTGTTCAGATCTTTATCATTCATCTCTTCCGCATCCTCCTCAAATGTTTTATACTGCTTTGCAATTTCAGTATAGGCAAGATTCTCTGCTTTTACATGCTCCCGCTCTTCTTCCTTCATCTCGGAAACTTTTACTGCTCCTTTTTTAACCTCATTACAACGAAGTCTTCCAAGTGCAGTTTCCACTTCCGCATTGATGCGCTCTTCTTCATCCTCTACCATCTTCTGATAGGTGATGTAAGCGCCTGCTGCAGCCCCCAGAAGAAATATAACTACATACAGTAACTTATTCATTCTCATCCTCTCCTTTTACGGTATAATGATTGAAAAACTGGTCTCCGAAATCGAAATGAATATCCAAAGGAGATACTCGATCAGCTTTCAGGAGCTCATCCAAGATTCCTTTGACCGGGTCCGCATTGATGTTGCTTTTCTTTTCCTCACAGCAACAGCAAGTATGCTTGGCTTCTCCTTCTTCCTCTTCTTTGTTTGCAAGAAAATCAACGAGTTCGTCAAGACAACTCGGGCAAAGGTCAATAAAATCAGGTCCCCAAGGATAATCCCCATCCCAATCCTGTTTATGAATGGCTATAGTCTTTACGTTTCTTCCGTCCTCCTCTATATAAATTTTTCCACACCGATCACACTTCATAGCTTTCATATTCCTATTCTCCTTTCAAATCCTTCAAGCATTTTCATGTTTATTCTATAGCAAGCGTCATGACTTTCGCATTCTAAAACTATGCCATCTAAATCATTGTCTGCATAAATATTTTCAGTTTTTAAGTTAAAGTGCGGGCACCCATCGCAATGGGTAAGCCCTCCAATATCTTTCTTTTTTATATACATAAAAACCTCCCTGGATAATCAAATAGGTCTTGATAGAAGCTTCCGGACCCGACCGCGTCGAGCCCAGCTTCTCTTCAAATCAGATCGTAAATAACCCCGTCAACGTTGAAATCCAACAGAATGACATTCTCACAACCATTGACAAAGGCCCTTACTCTCGGGTCATCCTGATTGAAGATTCCAAAGTCAATGCAATTGTCTCGACCTTCGCCCATAATCCATCCGACAACTGCTCCTGCCTGAGAATGCTCCAGACCAAGCGCATCGTACACCTCATTCAAGAATACATGTCCGCGGGAATGCAGCAAGTCGTTCATATAATTCTGCGTATTCTTCAGGAACAGCAGATTATACTCCGGAGTCTTGGACCACTGGGTACTCCCCTCGTCAAAATATCTTGCATAAATGCTGTGTTCTCCAGGGTTCTTGATCGTCTCGACCGTTTTCTTAACTTTCTTTTTCTTTCCGTTTTCATCTACGGTGTCCTCAGTTACTTCTTCGGTTTCGATCCCATAGTAATACTTCCGATCCGCGTCCTCGCCAGCATCCTCAATCAGTCGCTTCCGATAATCGCTGAAGGTCTGCTCCATCGCCTTGTATGCCGCAGCAAGTGCGATATTCCGCTTCTTCATGATTCCATGAGAACCAAGAATGCAAGTTGTGGACAGCATTGCAAGAGATACACCTGGTGCATAGGCCTTTGTTACTTCCTTTGCACATGTAACAATGATCTCATTCTTTCGAGCGCGATACTCTTCTTCTGCCATGACATCTTTTTGAAGCGCATCTTTTTCCTCATTGCAGGTATCAATCCATTCAGAGGCTTTCTGATGACCTTTTGCAATCATAATACCGCTGACAAATAAGCCTCCAATTCCAGCTACCAGAAGAATCTCTGGGCTATACTTCTTCCCCAGAAGAGTTCCTCTACCAATTGCTCTTGTTACTGTTTCCTTTACCAATGTCAGGTTCATATTGTTCTCCTTTCTTAATCCAATAATTCAGGTTTCGGAAGTGATAATAAATATCCTTCGCTTACGTGTCTTATTTTGGCATTTGCGATGGTTTCCCATCCATATCTACTGTCTGTGAAATCTCCCTGGATTCCAATCAGATCATACAGATCATTTACGGTAGCGCTGTCAAACTCCTCAATCATATCCTGCAAGGAATCGCGCACATCAATTGCCTCTGCACGAGTTTCAAAAAGCAGATTTCCAATATCTACTTTCTGCCTCGCATAGGTCTTTTTATTCTTTTTGGAAGAAAATACCATATCATAGGAAAAGTTTCCTTTCTTTTTTCTTCTTCCTACACTTCCGGATTCTCCATAAATCAGCATCTCAATGCCACTTTGAACCACTTCTACCAGCAAATCTTTTACCGCTGGCTGAATCACATTTGTGAAGAGATTACCTCCTACGCTGTCAATATTATCATCAATGAATAAAGACAGCAGTCTCTTTCCAAATGATTTTTTCTGAATCTTTACCGATCCGGTTACTACTTTTGCAGGGCGCTTTTTTGCTTCTTTTTCTGTCTCAACCTTGGATGCATGGGAGTTGGAAGGATAATCCATGGCAACATATTTTGTTCCCTCAGATCCTCCATCGACTTCCATTTTAATTTCAGCCATTGTGTCCTCCTTTCAAAAAGAAAAAGAGAAAGCCTAAGCTTCCTCCTCTAAAACCTCTTCTTCATTGAGATAATTGAACCCAAACGATTCAACCGCTTCGTCGATCTTTTCTTCGGTGTGCTCGGTTGCTTTTGTAGCTACCATATCACTCAAGACCAAGGTTCCGACTCCAACACAAACTTTCTTTAAAAAGTTCATGCTTGCCGGACTCGTAGACTTGACCGCATGCCCTACAATCATACCTACACCTGCCGATACTACAAGACCCGCAGCTCCTTTGATCATTTCAAGTTTTTTCATTTTTAATCTCCTTTCATAAATAGGTTTCTATTATAACCTATGTTATTCTTGCGAAATGCGTACAACATATTCAATTATGCGATCAATTGCCTCCTCTAAATATCTATCTTCCACAATGTCGTCCGGACAAAATACATAATCTTTTATATATTCTTGATTAAAAGCATCTCGCTTCGTAATCCTGATACGGAACCAATTGAAATCCGGAAAATATTTAAAACGGATTTCAACCCCCTTTTTTTTACATTTGTTGAAAATATCTTTAACAGTCATGACTTGCCTCCCTTTTTAAAGAGCATTGATGTGTCTATACCTTTCCCTTTTAGCAAGAGGATCATTTCCGTTGTAACGATTAAAAGATATAAAAGATATAAATCATCATCTGCAGGAAGTTCTTCCCTTGTAAAATATCTTGTAACTTGTCTTTCTCCATCTCCGCGATCGAAAATAGTTAGTATAATTCCATGTCCATAGTTAACATTTATAGAAACATCATGCTCATCGCATAAATTTAAAATCTCTTTAACAGCAAATTTTTTCATTTCCGTTTCCTTTCTCTCAGGTTTTGTAAAAACATTTTCCAATCCTTCAAACGTTGTATATGACGGTCTTTTCATACTGTTTTAATCTTCCCCCTTCATATTCTTTTTCATTTCGCGGATGATTCTGACTTTTTGAACAAAGGTAAGAGATGGATTTAATCGGACTCTTATGATGTCCTCCTCTGTAAATGGAGGAATATGACTTGAGAAATCTTGGACAGCGTGTTCAAGATCTTTTGCACTAACAGCTATAGAAGAAAATGCGGTTTGGAGATCCTTTATGGCATCTTCATAATTTTTATAAATACTATTCATCCTATCACATTCCTTTTCGCAAGAAACAGCATGACTGCCGCAGGTGTTGTGAATAACGTTACAGTCCCGTCCCCTTCAATGGCAAGGACTGCAAAACCAATTATTAAGAGAAGCAAACCTACAATTTTATTTTTTAATGTTCTCATTCTTAATCTCCTTTCATAAGTCAGTATATGTTTTATTTATAAGAAGTAACGTTTCTTCATATTTTTTATCACTAAAATGCCCAATTTCATGAAGCTCTTTTACAATGGTCAATATATTGGCAACCCTCAAATCCATAGATATTTTAATTAGAGTATTATATATTGATGTATTATTCATGTTTTTAATCTCCTTTCAGAAAAAGAAAGGATGCCATGTTTCCATGACACCCCTCCGGTCAACTATTCAGTTTCTTTTTCGGATTCTACAATGAGATCCGCATCAGAGTTATCCTCTAACAGGTCAACATCTGAAAATTTATCATCTTCCCGATTGTCGTAAAGGATCTTAGCACCTATTACAATGCCGGTGATCACTCCACCTACAATCAAGGCTTTCTTGATAATTTCCTTTTTGTTTTCCTTAATTCTTTCTTTGATGTTCTTTTTCTCTTCCATGATTTTTCTCCTTTCATATTAAGAAACATAGTATAGCTTCTATTATAGCGCTTGTAATTTTTGCGAGGTTACATCAGATTTCGAAAGTCATGTCTCGGGCCAACTCGATAATCCATTACAAGAACTGGCGTTCCGTCCGTATCCAACTGACTACTGAAATCAAAATCAATCAAGTTGTCGACATTCCAACCCATCTCATCGCCAAGCTTGATCCCTTTCAAACCCAATGCATAGTAAACGTCATTCAAAGACACCCACATGTCCGAAATAAGAGCCTGATTCAGATCGTTTTGAACTCTCCGAATATTCTCGATGTCACTCCAGAAATATCTTCCAGAAAAGGCATCAAAACACTTTACTGCTCCTTTTCCAGTAATAATAATCTGGTTGTCTTTTGGCGGATTCTGGTCAATTCGATCTTTCTGAATAGCATCTACGAGATTCTGTTCTTTCCCTTTTCCGAGCGTATCGATTACTTTCTCTTTATACTCCTTAAATCTCGATTCCGAAATAGAATATAAACTTGCCAAAGCCGCTTTCTGCTTCAGGTTCATACGATCTGCGCCAATGATACACCCACAACTAATAAGACCCATGACACCTGCCGGAATATAATACTTCCAGTAACAACGTACAAGCTCTTTTCCTTCAATCAAATCAGGACCAATCTCCTCTGTATCCGAGTCGAATTCCTTCTCTTCCCCGAGCTCTTTTTCAAACTCTTCCATTCTCCTGGCATTTTCCTCCTCAGCATCCAGCATGGCTCGATAGGTCGCCCATCCGGCCAAAGCCGCGGTCGTAACAAGGCCTGCTACCCCAAACCCTGTTAAGATGCTAGAACTGTTTTTTGATACAAAAGTACCAAATTTGTTTACTGCTGTTTTGATGATTTCTGTTTTCATTTTTTAATCTCCTTTCTAAAAATAAAAAGAAAGAGCCCTTGTTAGGACTCTTCATTAAAATAGATTTTAAAGTTTTCCAATGTTTCATCACGGGTTACATCGTACGCGGTTTGAGATAAACCATATTTACCTATATTTTTTAACAGCATGCTAATTCCACCAATGGACAATAACACGAAGTCTAAAATAAGATAAATCTTAATACATTTCCCAAAAATACGAATCACCTTTCTCATAATTTTCAATCTCCTTTCAACTTTAAAATATGTTTCTATTATACCCTTTGTAATTTTTGCGAGAAAAAGAAAGAAGCCCTGCTTAGGACTTCTTCTTAATTTTCTTAATAATTGCACAGATAATAATCAACGGGCTAATGCCTATGACAATATCCAGTATTATAAACAGAAAACCGCTGACCACAGTGCTCAAAGCTGTTACCAAAACTACAGCTAAGACCATCAAAATCACAAATAAAACTGTCAATAATACAAATGTAATCATATCATTTTCCTCCTTATTACATACAATATAATAGTTTCTATTATAGGATATGTAAATCTTGCGAGGAAAAATAAAAAGAAAGAGTCCTTGTTAGGACTCAATCTCATTTTTAATTTTGTTAATTTCATCAAGTTCTTTACGCATCGTTGAAAAACCTTTTGAAACTTTCATAACTAATTCGCGTCTGGATCTGATTGCATCTTCCGCTATTTTTTGCGCATCGGTTGCAATCTTGATCAATTCACAAATTTGCTTATTTTGCAGTTCAATGATGTCAACTAATTTCAGATACTCCTTTTCAGAAATAAACATAAAATCACCCCTTTCATTATAGGCTATGTAATTTTTGCGAAAAAAATATAGCATTTGTAAAAAGGAACGAGCCGGATTTGAACCAGCGACCCCTGGATTTTGTCCAGTGCTCTACCAACTGAGCTATGCATTCCTTTCTATTATAGCACTTGTAATTTTTGCAAGAAAAAGAAAAGGCGTGCTGTTACACACGCCCCTTGAGAACAAATCCCAACGCCTTTGAGGTTATGACATTTGCTTTTTCATACCCCAATATCAACAGAATCCCCAGAAGATTCCCGACAATTACGGCTTTTGTATCCGGACTGACTTTTCGACCTTTTTCTTCCATTTTCAGTCGATGAAGTCGCTCCAGATTACGAACCATTTTGTCGTACTCGTCCGATGCTGTTGACACTGATGACATTTCATCCAAACAAGCGTCAATCTCCTCGTCCAGTTTCGATTTCTTCTTTTCCGGTAATTTTAACATACGCCTTTTCTCCTTTCAAGATTTTTACCTTCATTATAGGCTATGTTATTCCTGCGAGAGCTTTGCGTTCGGGTCAGTTTTCAATACCACTGTCTTCTTGGACTTCAACGCCTCAAAATCATCATTCAATTCTAATCGGTAAATATCTTTTTCTGACCCAGAAGTATCAATCAGCAAGGTCCCATCCCCACTGTATTTGGTATTACTGATCCCCAGCAGGACTGCCAGGAAAGTATCCAGTGCAGAAATGGTTCCTAAAATCTGCTCTCCATACGGAAGACCCCAAATGGACGCTAATGTAAAATATAAAGTAGCAAGACCCGGGAGCAGGTACATTGCAATCCACTTGAGAATATCGTAAACTTTATTATTCAGTTTCATGTCTATTCTCCTTTATAATTTGTGCTCCAGACTTGATGTCGAGCTTTATAACCTCCTCCATAATATGCTTGGCCGTTCCATTTCCGCCAAGTGCAACATATGGAGTGTAGAGATAATCATAAAGATTTTCAAATTCATCCTGGGAAATCCACCCACGTTCTAAGTAGCTCATCCCAAGCGTCACAATGCGATCGTGCGCAAGACCAACAAGCATCTGTGTCTTGGAATCCTTATGCTCTCCAATTTTTTGTACAAATGCCCAAAATCCAGACGAAGCAATGACCGCGCAAATGATTGTCACAGCAAACTCCAGTTCCGGTTTCATAAATATTCCCCTCCTACGCGATTAGACGTTCAAGCTCTTGGGGAACATATAACCATGCTCGCTCTCCGAGCACAGAATATGCGGCAGAAAATATCTTCAAACCATAATCGGCTATGAAATTGCAGATCCATTCTTCAGCTTCTCCCCAATATTCTGGTTTCACCATGCGATGAATATCATCTAAAAGGTCAAAACTTATCATGGCGCAATGACCTAACTCATGGATCAGAACTCGATTTAAGAAATCACCACTTAACATACGAGAGAGGTATACAGTATAGTTTGTTGGATCAGTTGTAGCGACTCTCAAATTTCGAGTTCTGTCCACAAGATAGTTGCTATATGGATGAACAAATTTTACATGCCATAGATACCCATTCATGTAAAAGCTATCCATAATCGCTCCGCTAAACAGACTACTGAACTTTCATCTCGTTGACAAGAGCGGACAGATCCGTGTGCATCTTCTTCCGCATAGTCGGGTCAGCATCTTTCCACATCTCTTTGAAGGATGCAATCGCTGACATCATATGCTCGTTTGCACTCATATCCATACGGTCTTTATCCTGCTGCGACTTGGTTTCTGTGTAATGTCTCTTTGCGTTCTTGTAATCGTTGAAAGCGCGCCCGTATCTCGGATCATCATTCCAATGGTCATCGTCATAACCCATTCTGCTTCCAGACTGAGAGCGATTTCCTCTTCCGCTCTGATCATACCCGAGCCTTACGTTTCCACGCATTTCCTCTTCAAAATCGGGGTCGTACTCCATATAAGGAACGTATCCCATTCTCATTCCACGTCCTTTCGGAGCGTAGCGGCCACTCGCATAACGTCTGCTGTTGTAGCCCATCCGATCGTCATCGTGTTCCTCTGCTTCCTCCATTGCTTTGATGATGGTTGCATAGTAGCAAGCTTTTACGCACTTCTCTTCTGCCTCAGCAAGGTCTTTGATCATGTCTACAACCTGGCCTGCTTCATGAATATCCATGTTGTAAAAGCCTTTTGCTTCGACTTCGGACTTAAAACCCTCCATCAGCTTCTCTTTCATCTTGCAAATATCCTTGTAGGAGCTGTCTTCTTTAAGTGATCTTACTTCATCATGCATAAATATAACACCTCCTAAGATCTTCTTCCAACAACAAGCGCAGAATTTGCGCCGACAACTACGTCAGATGTTCCTGTATTGGTTACAGTCACCTTATCATAGTCTCCGCAGCAATTCCGAACTCTTGTCTCGGTAGAAACATTGTTCAGATCTCCGACTGCACCGGTTGTGGAAATCATGGTTGTTTCTGGAAGGATTTCTCCGCCAACTTCAATAGCAAGCTGAAGAGGTCCTGCCACAGTTCCTCCGATGTTTCCGGAAAATGCGATCTCATAAATTCCCTGACAACGCATCTTTACGGCGCTGGAACCCTGACGATGGCATTCCCCACAGCCAGAATGGAGTCTTACAGTATCAAAGGTAATGGACTGACCCGGAAGTAATGTCTGTTCAGTCGAATTTGATAATACAATCATATTATACCTCCTGAAAATATAAGGGAGAGTGTCTTAACCGTTTCTCTCCCAGATGTTAATTAGCAGCAACCGGAATTACATCCATTGCCGCATCCGTTATTGAAGAACCCGAAAGCATTTGCTCCGGCTCCGTAGCAGCAGTTCGGATTCGGAACAAAGTAAGCCGGTCTCGGACAAGGCTGTAGACGGTCGATCAGATAATCGTTCTGATTCCGCTGAGATACAGCCAGATTAAAGGCGCTTACCTGATTTCTCAGATCAGCAATAGTCTCGTCCTTCTGCTGCATCTTATAGGATACCAGCTCGTCATGCAGAGCGCGATAATTTGCGTTATCATTCTGAATGATCTGCTGTGCCTTCCAGTTGATGGAATTCTGGATGTCACAAGCGCTCCGCTCGTTCTGGAACTGAACATCCTTGATAGCTCCACGAAGATCGCAGCAGCAATCAGACAACTGGCGAGACAGCGCGTTGGTGTCCTGCATGTTTGCAACCCCCATGTTGCTGATCGCTCTCTCCAGCCCGAATGCAGTCTGGCTGATGTTCTGATTGATTCCGTTCATCTGAGCAAGCTGGTCATATCCAAGGCTGCACAGGCCATTTTCCAGGCCGTTAAGCTTATTGATAACACCCTGGTTATCAAAGCCCCGCTGAAGGTCTGCACAGGTTGCAGGAGCGCAACAGCTACCAGCTCCTGAAGAGGCTCCTCCGAACAAGCCTCCCCGGTTTCCAAATCCCCCGAAAAGAGCCAGAAGAATAATAATGGCCCACCAGCCATCTCCATCTGCACCCCAACCGTTTCCACGATTGTTTCCTGTTACTGCCGCGATGTCTGCTACGCTAGGTGCATTACCCATATTGAACATAAAAGTTCCTCCTTAAATATAATATTTACAAATGAGATTTCATAGAACCGCGCGTATTTCTAATCGTCTCAACTTGTACAAATTTATCTACCGGGGAACGGAAGCGCACGAGCTATCTGCTGTTTTGCCATTTCCAGTGCCTGTTCTTTCGTGACGCCCATGGAATTACAGATATTTTGAGCAATCTGTCCTCCGGTCTGCGAATCCCCGTTCATAATCGCTTCTACTGCAGGTTCTACCCACGGAGCTTTCGGGAGATTCTGCATGTTGCTTCGGATTAACTGCTGAGCGAATGCTGTTGGATTATTCATTGGATTCTGCTGCATTCTGAACTACCTCCTTCTTCGGTTTATTATGATAGGGTTTTCGAGTTAACATTTTTTCGATTTTGTCAAGTCTCTGATTCAGACTTGCAAACAAAGCATCCATTGAGCTCTCTGTCTGACCTTCATTTTGAGGATCATTGACGGGCTCCGGAACAAAACACATGGTTTTGATTGTTCCGTCCGCACCCCAGGTCTTCGCATAAACACAAGAAAGGTCCTGCATTGGGAAGAGAGCAATCGTTCCATCCATAGGAACCTCCTGAGGTGTGATTTCATTTGGTGCGGCCACCGGTCTTCCGTAAATATAGCTTCTCACAGGGGGAAGCGGAGCCGGCTGAGAATAACTTCCATATGTTGCACTCTGATGGCCACCCATCGTCTGAAATCTTGCATTTTGCATTTGTTCATAAGATGGAGACATTCCATAGGCCGGATTCTGACTCCACATATTTTGTTGATTCATACTTTTAATCTCCTTTCATGATTTAGTTCTTAGAGAGTTAAATTCCAGTATCTTTAAATGCACAGCAACCACAATTACATTTGAAAATAAAATCACAGTTTACATTCTACAGTTTTATACTTATATATAACCTCGTTGAATGGAATGAAATGAATATTCCAATTCCAGATTAATCGTTTTGTGTAATATAAAATCCATATGCCTGTGCCTGATTTGAATTGTCGCTGTTCCATTGAGCCCAAATATAGAAGTTTTTCTCCTCTTCTGCATATCCGCAAATACTACAAGAAGCATGATTGAATCCAGCATTCGCATTGACAAAACATGACGCAGCATTTGTACTGCTGTCTCCTATGCCAACCCATAACGCATTGCTATTAGCATATATTGCTCTCGCAGTTATGCAATAAAACGATTTTGCCGGTATTGTAACTTGCAAACCTGTATACGCTCTTTGCGTTGGCGATGATTCAATATCTTTTTTTTCGCTTATTGCATGAAAACTGGAATTTAACTCTCTAAGAAAGGTACTTTTTTTTGCTTTCTTTGTCCCGTCAGTTCCATCGACAATTAAATAATCATCATTCAGAACTGTATCTTTCTCCACTAAATTTTCGATTTTCATTCCTTAATCTCCTTTCTATTTTATTACATAAACGTAATGCCCTTCAAGCTGACTTCCGGCATTTGTTTCAAGAGGATTACCAGTAGATGTTTCTAAATCAAAATATAAAGACTGATCGTTAATTAGGCTTGAAAACATATTCTGAAGTTCCAGAATCTGAGCTGCTAAATTTGCTGCCACATCCCCCGCAAGCGTTATCTGAAGATTTTCAAACCAAGTTTCAAACTGCTCCTGATTTTCGCTCATCCAGGTATTCAACAACGCTTCGTTTTCCTGCAGCCATTCTGCCCACTGAACTCCCCACTGGTCTACGATGAAATCGATGGAAATCACATTTAGTGGTCCAGTTACAAATGGACAATCTTCCGTCCCGATCCTGTTTGTGATGTTTGCCTGTGTTACGGAAGTGCTTTCTGCCTCTCTTAAAATATAAGCAAGCGGATACTGGTACACCCCTCCCGATTTTGTCAGGGTCGGATACTGTGGAGAACTCGCCGGAGCGCCCTTAACAATTTTGATCGTGTTTTCTCGAACCTCGTCCGTACCATTTACCTCCAAAACAACTGCGTCATAGCGGTCTAATAACAACTCGCTATCCTCCAGCTCAATCGGAAGTGATGCATCGTTTAAAGTCCAGCTATGATTAAACCAAGCACGTCCTGTTCCTACGGTAATGTTGTTACCGGTAGTCGCTTTAACAGAAAACGCATCTCCGATAGACTGATATACTCCGTCCATGATAATCCCGTCAAATATACTGGACATCTGAATTGCATCATAAGTTCTATCGTGGTTCAAAGAGTTATAGAACCCTGATGTAACACTCATAAATCATCCTCCTTTCTTTAAACTGTTGTAAATGTGGGTATCATAGTAATACCCTGCGAAGTGTCATCTGAAAATATCATTTCATCAACACGCACTTTCTGCTCAATTCCATACTCGTTCGTAATCTGGACAATGTCTCCGATAAAGAAATCTTCTCCGTACACGAACATCTGAGAAGTGTCCACTTCTCCCTCAAAGTCAGTTGTCTCCTTGTATTCTGCAAGCTTGTCACTTCCTCTCTGCGTAAGAAGCTTTGTGTAATCTTCGTTCGTAAGAGTTCCTTCCTCAGTTTCTGAAGAAATATCACGCGCATCTACAAAGAGTTCCCTTCGTTCGAGTCCCGAAACATCTCCAACTGCGGAGGTCTTCCGAGCGCTTCCTTCCCCCTCTCCAGCAACCAAAGCAACGTTCTTATAATCCTGATTGGATTCGAAATAGTTGCTGTTTACAATGTTTTCGAAATCGGGAGAAAATACTACATAAGGATTCTCGGTCTGATTGTAAGAACGATCACTTCCTTTGTACAATTTGAATACGAATTGGTTGTTTTCGTTCAGAATAATCTTGAAGCCAAGCCCATTTTGTGAGCAAAGACTAACGATAACCTCATACAGGTTGTCTCCTGTAAATTGAGCGTCAATGGCCAATCCGGTAATGGCTGGATCATCCGAAGCTTCAAATATAAAATTATCGATTTTCCGAGCGGCTATAGAAGGGGAAATCACATTCTCATTTAACAGTTTCTGAATTCCATTTTGAAAGTTTCCGGTCAAGATTGTTTGAGCCCAGATGATTCTACGTTCCAAAATAGACTCCAAAGATCTTCCTGTTATCTGAAGATGATTTCCGCTTTCCACGTCCGTCGTAATGGTTCGTTCCTCAATAATCATGAGATGCTCCGAAATATCCGACCATAGATAGCAATTCTTGGGGGCGTTTGCAAATACTGCATTGTCCATGGATGTATAGAATTCAAAATCACCATAACCGCAATAACGATCCGTCCAGATACTGGACATGTAATCGTCCAAATGTGCAACGGTGTTAAATCCCGTATCCAAAACGTACAATTTCACGCTTACACCCCCTCATACAAGGTTTGATTTTCCACTCGGAACTGAAGATTCGTTGCTCCTTCTTCCGCCGCATAAGCGAAGACATTATCTCCTCTCGTGAGCTGGAACCAATCGGAATTCTTGTCCAAGCAGTTCAAGATGTTTGTATAAATTCCGTTTCGAAGAAGCTGAATGGATTTCTGACCTTTTAAGGTTGAAATGATGATCTGATCACCTGCAATGACACCTGAGCCAGTGATCTTCTCCATTTTCTCCGTATCGATTCGCATAACTTCTCTCGTTCCGGTATTGTAAATCGTAATGTTTTTTGCGGACCCAATTGCCGTGATGTAGATTTCTACACCGACATCGGCATCTCCATCATAATAGATGAGATTTTCAGCCCGCAGCATGATTTCACCAAACTCAATTAACTTCTCAGTAAGAGATTCGTTTGAGAATGGAAATTCAAATAAAGGTTGAATACCATAGAAGACGGTTACGTTCTTACCATTCTCCCCGGCGGAGTAGAAATATGGATAAGGGCAGATGATAGAAATCTGTGTATACTCCTGCTGTTCAAATATAACAGGATCATTCCCCTCCACAATTCCGTAAATCTCACAAATACGAGAATCCGTTTCAAAACGAAGTTTTACTTGCTGTTTCAGAGGAAAATATTTGTAAGTCTTATGTCTTACATCTTCCACGGTTGGTTTAAATAACAATCGAGCTGTTATTACAATGTTACGCTGGCTCAGACGAGCCGAATTAAACATAGAACCATCGTTTGTTGCTGTTTCTGTTGTGTGAATGTTTGCTGATCCAGGACCAATACCTGTTATGTCGGTAATGCAAAGCCCCGAATCCTCAGGGCTTGCAAGTTCCAACAATAAAACATCACCTAAATGGTTCGTTACTTCAAGTGATTTAATCATCGATAGTTCACCGGTCCTTTCGCAAGAGCAAACAAGTTCTTTGTTTGTCTATAGATGTCCAATCTGGATAAAGCTTTTGGTGAATTGTTGGTCTGGTTAAATATATTATATGTGTCACCTTTTGCTGAGGATGCGGTTTCCGGAGTTTCGTAGTTTGTTTGGTTCTTCATGCCGGAAGATATCACGCGTGCTCCATTGAGACTTGTTACTGCGTTTAATGTCGTTCCTGCAAATAATCCATTTACAAGTCCAACACCGCTTCGTACCTTGCTCAGATCAAGAACCGGCGTAATCGTAGGCTCAAAGTCCATGTTAGAATTTGCGTATTCATACGCTTCTTCCAACGCAAAGCCCATCGTATTAACCGCAGTCTTTCCAACATCATGTACGGTAGAATATAACTTTCCTGCTTGTGATAAGAAACCAAGGATCAAACCTTGAATACTCCAAACACCTCTTGTTTCAAACTCCTTAGAAGGAGAATGCGCATCGAGCGCACGATCTGCTGCAGCTAATGCTTCTCTTACGACAGATGCAGCCGCATCCGCAGCTTCTCCGGCTTTGGAACGAATTCCATTGATAAAACCTTGACCTGCGTTTCTACCAGCATTTTCAAACTCTCCAATCTTTGAAGAGATTCCAGATATAGCTGAGCTAACCACTTGTACGGCCGCTGTTCTGGCCGCAGACGAAGTAGCTGATAGGTGATTTGCAAAGTTGTTTCCATACGTCGTACCAGTCTGACCAAATATCAATTGGTTTGATTTGATTCCTTGCTCTGCAGCAATTGATACCGATCGTCCGGATACTTTTGCGCTAGTCTGACGGTTGGAAAGATTCCTTGCAAAATCGTTTCCGTATTTTGTACCAGTCTGACCAAATATCAATTGGTTTGATTTGATTCCTTGCTCTGCAGATTTTGTCAGATTCGTTGCGACCTGTTTCACTTTCCCTACGGAATTGGTAAATGCGGAGATAAATCCTTCCACACCAGAATTTCCAAGACGAGTAAGCGATTGACCAAAAGATCCCAACACAGAGGTGTCAGTATCAGCCATTCTTCCGGTTAAATCAATGAGTTTATTGACTTCCGCAATTGCCAGTGACAACTGTGGGAATGAAATTCCGGAAATACTTTCGTAATAGTTCGATAAATACCCTCCAAATTTTGCAAGGTCGTCTCCGAAACTTGCGATACTGTTATCACCTGTGAATAAGGATACCAGACCTCCCGTATTTGGAAGATTCGATGCAAGTTCAGATAAAGCTTTTGCTGCGTTTGCAGAATTTACTACAACTCCAGCGTCCAACCCCTGAACACTTACCGCATACGCTTTCAACCTTGGGCCAAATTGTACAAGTTCTTTTGCAAAAGCAGATAAGGTATTGTCTCCAGTAAACCAGCTTACTACTCCTCCTTGATTCGGAAGATTTGCAGCCATTTCGGATAAAGCTTTTGCTGCGTTTGCCGAGTTTGTAACAACATTCGCGTCAAGACCCTGCACGCTATCAGCATACCGTTTGAGCTTCGGACCAAATTCAGAAAGCTGATTTGCAAATTCAACCAGACTATTTTCTCCAGCAAAGAACGCAGCTACGCCACCCTGATTTGGGATATTGTTTGCAAATTCTGCCAATGATTTCGCAGCGTTTCCGGATGCTTCCACGACAGAAGGATCAATTCCCTTTATGCTTTCATAATACTTCTGGAAATATGGAGCAAAATCTGCAATTTGCTTTCCAAAATCTATCATGGAGCTTCCTCCTGTTAACCAAGAGGTAAGTCCATTTAAAATATCCGCAGCAGTCAGGATTAATACCGTCTGCGCAAGTGCTTTTACGCCAGATACCGCATTTTGATTTACATTGCTTATACCGGAAAAGAATGGTTCCGCATTTTTCATGAAATTGGACAAGTCAGTTCCAATTTGAGGGAATTTTCCTGTTATCCCAGTTACAAAGCCCCCTGCAATGTTTCCAAAGAAGGATCCTATTGCGGTTCCAATCATACCGAGAACTTTCGTTCCTTCCCCCATCAACCAATCAAAACCCGGTATCTGAGATAGCCCACCAAGTGCTGCTAAGATCGCGGTAAGTCCAGCCACTACGATCGCTAAACCTGCGATTCCAGTTAACGCGCCTGCCACCGGAACAAGACTGATAAGAACCATACTTGCAGAAAGGGCAATCAATAAGGATGACAAACCTTCTGCGATTCCCGTTGTCTTTTCTACCGGAAGACTTCCAAGTGCCACAAATACGGCAGTAAGTGCGGCCATAACAACGACCATTGCTAATGTTCCAACGATAGCTTTCTTTGCTAAATTTGCAGCCCCGGCAAGGAGCGCAAAGCATGCAACCAGGGCACCAATCGACGCTACTGCTTTTACAAGATTTTCGGAACTAAATTCTCCAAACACGGAAAATATACTTTGTAAAAACGTACTGATGATATTCGCAGCTTTCTCCACAAGAATTGGTAAGTTCTTTTCAAGAATATCAAGAACCCCAATTAGAATATTGAAGATACTTGTCGCGAATTTTGGGGTGTATTTTTCCAATGTTGCAAGAACATGATCCAAAAGGATAAATATCGTATCGCCGATCGCTGGAACAGTCGCTTGTAATGCATCCATACTCGCAATGATAATTGCTTCGAACGCAGAACCAATTGCTGGGGCTCCTTGCTCAATTGCGGAAGCAAATGCGACGACCCCAAGTCCGATGCTTTTCATAAATGATGGAATTAAAGAAATAATTCCACTTAAAGCGGTTACCAATACCGCAGCTCCAGCAGCACCAGAAACGGCCAAAGTTGCCAATCCGGTAGAAACGGCAAGCATGCCGGCTCCAACTCCAACGGCGGCAATTCCAAATATACCAAATGCCGCAGCGACAGTAAGCAAAGTAGTCCCCAAAGGCGCCAAGACTGCAGCGGTTGCTCCTAAAGCAGCAAGAACAACAATTAAAGAACCGATCCCCAATGCAAGTGCCTGCCATTTGGTATGCCCAAGCACTTCAATCGGAATGATAAGAATTGTCAATGCGGTTGCCAAGGCAATTAAACTTGCCCCTGCTCCAGTGGCTTTTCCTAATGTTTTTTGTGCGGCTCCCAATGCGATTAGAACCGTTGACATTCCAGTTAAGGCAACGCCAATGCTTACAAGTCCTTTCGCAAGTTCGCCCAGATTCATTCCTCCTAACAATTTGATAGGAATTATTAGTACAGAAAGCGAGGTAGCAATTCCAAGCATGGAAGTAGCTATTCCACTCAACTGCACATCCCCAAGAAGTCGTAACGATACAGTTAATCCGGCAATCAGAGTTCCAACACTTACAAGTCCTTTCGTAAGATTTCCGGTATCCATTTTTCCGAACAACGCAACAGATGCATATAAAGCAAGCATGGCTGTTGCAATTGCTAAGATAGTACCCTGACTGCTTTTCAACTGATCAATTCTTGCCAAACGAATAAAGACGGCTATTTCCGCAAGAAGTCCCGCCAGAGACAAAAGGCCCTTCCCTATTTGAGAAGTCTCAAGCTGAGAGAAAGTTTCCATTGCTTTCGCCAATTTCTTTATTGCTTCGGCAAATATAACTAAGCCTATAGATGTCTTGATAAGTTCCGCTCCGTTTACGTTTTTGGATAGAACTTTGGTAGATGCAGTCAGTCCCGCTAAAAGAACACCCATGGAAAGTAGCGCAGGCCATGTCTCATCCCAAGATTGGAATTCTTTCAATTTCAAAAGCGCGGATGCCAATACGGAAACAGCACCTGCCATGATAACCATAGATGTTGCTGCGCCGGCTATTCCCTGTACTTTGAACCTATTTAAAAGTTCCATAGTTACAAGCACTTCTGCGAGTAATACAGAAACACCAATTAACCCATCTCGAAGCTTGGCTGAGTCAACGAAACTCAGCGCGATCAAAGCTGCGGCTAAAATCGCAACAGCACCTGCTATTTTGATTAATGTATTTGCTCTTATAGACTTTTGCCATGTTTCAAGCGCACCTCTTGCACTGTCCAGCACGTCCACAATTCCAGAAACAACATCATCAAAACTTTTGGTTACTTTTTTCATGTTTTTTACGAGATTACGTACAAATAACGCGATTCCCGCAAGAAGTCCTGTTCCAATGGCGTCCGTAATCGTTACACCACCGAATGCTTCTTTGATTTGATTGACAACCGGAGCCAACGCGGTTTTTATCTTCGAGCCAAGGCCTAAAAGCAAGTTTTTAACATTCTCTATTCCCCTAGAAAAATTATCCAGAATGGAATTAGCAGCTCCAAGTCCATCTTTTGCACTGTCACGAACTCCGTTGAACGCATCACTTGCTGTTTTCTTCATATTGCTTAATGAAGAACTGAAAGAATCGATAGCGTCTAAAGCCGGAATAGTAATTTTTCCAGAAAGCAGGTCAAGAAGGTAATTAACGCCAGAAAATACTCCCTTAACAACATTCCCTAAAATACGAAACGCGCCAATGATTAACGTTACTCCTCCTTCGAATACGTTGAAAACGCTAAGTCCCTTATCCAATGTGGTTATGAAATCACCGATGAACGCGGTAAGTCCAAATATACCAGTTCCTGCAGGAACCACAATACCGATAAGACTTGTAATGCCTCTTACAAAAGCATTTACACCCTTCAAACCAATGTTAAACAACGAAAACAGGCCTGTAAAAGTCCTCTCAAGATGATTCAAAAGAGTCTCTGATGGTTTGAGACTTTCTGCAAAATTGTGGAAAGACTGGATTAAATTGTATAAGTTCTTCGATCTTTCTTCGATCGTTTTTGGAGGAAATACATTATCCCATGCATCCTTAATCGATCCGAAAATTTTACCGAGATTGCTAAATGCCTTAGCAAAGCTATCAATGAGCAATTCTCGACCACTCATCACAGTAACCTGATCGACCAATTCAAGAACTCTATCAGAAAGTTGTTCTGTGGATTTATTCGCTTCATTTAATGCAGCAATCGTATCAGGCCCTACGATTCCATCTGCAATTAAGCCCTTCGCCTCTTGGAATGCTTTAACGGCTTCCTCCGTTTCCTTTCCGTATTTACCATCTACACCAAACTGCGTAAGTTCATACCCAGCGGCCTGTAGTGCCTCTTGAAGTTTCTTTACGTCTTCTGTTCCCTCTGTAAATCCAGAACCACGTTTCAGAATTCCATCGATGTCCAGCATTGTGGAACCAAGATCAGACAAAGCAGTCTTTAAAATATCGGAAGAAAGAGCACCCTTTTGGAATGCTTTTTCGACAGAACCATACTCCTCTACGATCTTATCCAGATCGATTCCTTGACTTTCTGCGGTTTCTCGAATCTTTTCATTGAAAGTATCTGCGCTAAACCCCGCCTCTTTTATCTTGGAAACCATCTTGTCCCAATTCGAGGTAAGTGCACCGGTTAAGACCGCATTACGAGAATCAGAAAATTTACCGAAAAATCCGCCAATAGCGTCGGAAAGACCAGTAAATAATTCGGCCGCTTGTTCACTATCACCAATGATGATTTCCCATGTCGTCGCCCATCCAGATTGAACAGATTCCCCTAAAGTATCAAGAAGCTGTGTCAGAGTACGAACCTGAGTTGCTGCTTTTACAAGCGATTCGTCTTCTGCAAATTTCCCTAAGGTAGTAGATAGTACATCAGATGTTAACCAACCGTCCCGAAGAGTTTCTCTGAATGGTTTTGTCTCATCCACAAATATACCCATCTGCTTTGCCGTCTCTTTCAAAGCATTCTGGAATAATTCGCCGCCCATACCAGCGTTTACAACCGAGTTCCAGTCCTGAAGACTCACTCGTCCGGCTGCTAAAGCCTGAGAAAGCTGATACATAGCTGTGGATGCCTGAACTGCACTTGAACCAGAACCTGCTGCAAGGTTAGCAATACCTTTGATTGCATTTACTGAAGTTTCCAGATCCAAACCTGCCGCGGTAAATGTACCAATGTTTCTTGTCATTTCCGCAAAATTGTAAATGGTTTGGTCTGCATAGGTGTTCAACTCGGCTAAAGCAGCATTAACTTCTTCAAGTGTTGTTCCCTTACTTGCCGTATTGGTAAGAATTGTGGTTATGGAGCCCATTTTTGTCTCATACTCTGTAAAACCACTCATAATCGGGTCAAGAGTAAGAGATTTAAACAACCGTGTTCCAGTCTGAATGGCGGCATTTGTGATGTTTTGCAGAGCGGTAACACCAACAATACCTAATGTAGAGAATTTCCCAGCAATGGAATCTACTCCCTTTGCAATTCCAGCCAGGGAAAAGCTATCTCCAGTCTTTTTGAGGTTCTCTAAGCTCCTTGTTGCCGAATCGAGATTCAAACCTTTCTTGAGCTTGTCGAGAACTGAGATAGTGTCTTTCGCATTCTTCTGAAATCGAGTGTTGTTAAATTGCATGTTAACAATGCGATTATCAACACTACTCAAGTCGATGTTACCTCCTTCCATACGCTATCTGCAATTTTGTCAAAGATAGGACGTATCGCCGGATTGATATAATCTCGGCCCAGAACATAGCCACCATTTTTTGTTCCGTGTCCATACTGTATCAAGACCGCAATTGGAATTCCGTTATTCACATTTGAGTTTGTCCAATAGATGGAAATCTCGTTTTTTGTCGTCCGAATTTCGTAATCCCAAGATGCAGCCGTCTCGCCAGAATCAACTGGAGTAGCAGAAGCAAGAGCGGAGACTCCTTCTCTTGCATATCGCTCAAGATTCTGGAAGAAATCCATTTTGGAAGCCTTTTTTAAGAACTTTTCCAAATTTTTAAAGTCTCCGCTCTGCTTAATTACTATCATTTTGATTCCTTTACTTAACTCTTAACTTCTGCCCAACAAAGATCACATTCGGATTTCCAAGATTGTTGAGGTCGGCGAGATTCTGAGTCGTTGTTCCGTACTTTTCTGCAATCTCGCTCAGGGTATCTCCGGATTTCACGGTGTAATACTCCCCCTTGTGGATTCCGAGAACAGCATTGATGAAATCCTGAACCTCATCATAACGATCGCCAAGAACAACCTTGCGGTAATTCCCGATTCCAAATATTCCTGCCATAACGCCAGCGGCAAGTACCTTTGTGTCCGTCTTTGCGATGTAGTTAATGACCGCCTGAACCTGTGGATAAACAGACCCAAGTGCTTCTTTTCTCTCTTCTCCGGTTCCAAATTTTCCAAGCATCGCGTTGTAAACAAGGTCCATAATCGGAAGGTCATCTGCAGCCTCTTCACGGTCGCCCTTTGCATACTTTTTCCAAGCTTCCTGATCTCCGTAGAACTTGTCAAGATCAAGATCTCCAGCATAACCAGCGAGTCTTCCGCGGGAAGAATACTGACGAATTGCACACTTGTAAGCTCCCTCATTCCAGGGTTTCTCAACATAGTCGTTCAGAACCTTGTAGTCCGCGTACTGGGCAATCCAAAGACCATAGTCTCCAATGTCGGAAAGACGATCCATGTAAGCCTTGGATGTGTAAACAACCGGCCGAACCAGTGTCTTCTGATATACATAATCGCACCAGTTCTTAACCCAATTGTGATCATCTACTCCAAACTTCTCGTTTCCATTAGACTCCCAGTCAAGAGCAAGAAGTGCCTCGCCTATCCGATTGCCAACAACGGAAAGGAAATGATCGGCTTCCGCTTTATAATCTCCTCCGGACGCGTAATGATAAATTCCAAGCAGCTTGCCAGAAGCCTGTGCCTGGGCGTACTGCGTCTTAAAAGAAGGACTTGTATAGGTTGATCCTTCTGTCGCTTTGATGATCACAAAATCGGCTTTAACTTTGGATACATCAATGTCTTCCTGCCAGTTTGAAATATCAATTCCGTTTAAACTCATAACTTTTTCTCCTTTTTCTTTTTGCTTTCCATATACTTTCTTCTACGTTCCTCGTTAATCTCTTTATGAGATTTTGCAATCTCTGCTCGAGAACGTTTCTTTTTCGGTTTTGTTTCTTCTTGGCAAACACGAATCAAAGTAATCAGACGATTCAAATGCCATTTCTGAAACTCTACCGGGATCCCCGATGCAATCATCCAGAAATAAATGAGTTCTGCGGTGATTGGTCTTGTATCGGATTTTGGTTTTTCTCTATCTGAAAACCATGTAGCAGTCATTGGGTCTTCGATGTATTTTTCAACATCTTGTAACATTTCCTGCGTAATCCCACGATATACGTTTGGATCTACATTTTGCGTTAAAGTCATGCAGCGAATGTAATCAATGGATTCTTCCGTTGTCTTTTCTGTCTTAGAAAGAAACGGTTTTTTCCATTTTTGCTCCCATTTTGACAGGGAAACTAGAGAATGCTCTAATGTAAGTGTTGTTTCTTTTACATAGATAAATTCTCCAGTTCGTTCGTCAAAGATTTCAAGTTGCGAAAGGTGTAAGCGGTACAAGCGTCGCTCCTCCTGCATTCTTAGCTGCAAGCTTTTCGGCAATTGTGTTCAGATCCTTCGGAAATACCCCTTCAACAAAGAGCCAAGCTGCTTCATCGTCTGTTGCCAACTCTACGTAAAGCTCAGAAAATGCTTCTGTCTGAGCAAACTCAGCAGAAATTTCCTCGCTCTTGATAAATCTCTTTCCGTCCGGAGACTTTTTACCATAGGATTTAAGAATCAGGGTCTTGAAATGCTTTGACATCTCAACAATGTCTTTTTCCATGGTAATGCGGTTCAGAAATCCGGCGTAACCACCGCTGGTTCCAAGTTCCATTTCCAGAACTTCTGCTTTTGTAAGATTGAAGTAGAAATCTTCTGTGCGTTCTACTCCATCAAAGTCTGTATAAGTAATTGTTTTCTTTAACATATTAATCTCCTTTCGTTTTTAAAAATGCCAGAGGCCTTAATTGGTGGCAAAGACCCCTGGCAAATGTATTACAAGCGATTATTCCTCGCTCATAAGCTCCTTGATCTCATCCGGAAGGGGAAGCCTTGCTGCTACAGCAGGCGTAGAAGGCTCTAACACTTCATCTTTTCCATACAGAATATCTTCCAGCGCTTTCAGTTTGGTCGGATCGGCGGTTCGAGAATCAATCTCCAAAACTGCACTCGGCTTCATGTTCGTAACATTAACCGGAGTAGAAGTGAACTCCCAAGAAAGTGTCGATGCTTCCGGAGAATCGTTTACAGTGCTGCTTGACTTCTCGGACGGAGAAGCTTTGCAACCGTATGCGATATGCAGCTTATAGCCAACATCCTCAGAAACATCATTTCCAATCCTTGTCCTCCAGCAGAATCCGAAAGATTTTCTTGTCTGCTGACGAATGATAACACCAGGGGCAAGTTCTGCTGCGCCATCGCAAGCATCAAACTCAGGCGGGCTCATATAAGCCTCGATGGTTCCTCCGAAGGACTCCGCCGATAAGATTGTACCATACTTGATATTGTCTGCCCAAAGATCTGTAGCCTCTGCTCCGGACGGGGATTCGGTTACGTTAGTAAGGCCATTCCAGGCAACTCCGTCTCCGTATTTCTTCTGACCATCGTCATAAGGATATAAAACGCCGTGGTCACAGCCTGTTTCCCAGAACTTCTCGCCTACGGCATCCCATACAAGTTTTCCTGCAGCCATAGTTTACCTCCTTAAAAATATAAATTGTACACGTCATGATTCAAATTTCCAGATGTAAAATGTCGGTCAAATACACAGTATGGCAACTGAGCAACCTTGTCCGGGATCGGACTATCTGGGTTCGAATCGATAACGGTTATTTGGTATCTTTTCTTGATGATATAGGGGATATTATCCGCGAATTGGGTATCTCCAGTCACTCTTTGATAAACAATGCACGGATACTTCATTTTCAAATTTTCGGGAGGCTGAAAATATACGCATTTTGAGCCTAAAATATCAACAAGTATCGCATGTAGGTCGGTTCTTTGGCCCATTATACATCCCCCCTAACGTCAAGATCAGACGAGGAGTTTGGACTTCCACGTTTGTGACCTTCCAAGAACTCCCCATCCAATCCAAATATCGCATGGCAAAGAAATGTTCATATGCGTAAGCATCCCCTATGATACTAATCATATTGTTCAGATTGATGTTGTCGTTGAGATTTTCACTATTTTCGTAGCGTCTTGCATTCCTTAAAACATCTCCATAGTATGGACGTTCTGCTATTACAACTTCTTCCCATACACCAGGTTTTGTTTCCGCGGTCTCAACGAAACCAATCGGTCCATAAAACTTCGCCATTCATTTCTCCTTATTCTGTAGCCGGTGTGATTTCCGTTGTCTTCTTCTCGATTACCAGAGCAGTCTTCGGTTTTGTCAGGCATCCAGACATTCTGGTCTCCATCAGATACTTGTACTGGTTGTAATCGATATCAAAATCGTTGAAGTTGGAAATCTGTCCACCTCTGTCTGTACCAAAGGTATAGTCCGGCATATTAACGATGATGCCAACCAGATCGTAAGTATCGGTTGTAACCTGAGCCGGGGCTTCGCCTGTAACCACCTTTCTCTGAACACCCTTCATCACCGGAACTTTCACAAAGCCGGATACACCAATGTAAGCAGCAAGATCTGTTTCATTGTTGAAAAGGCGACGCCCAACCTTGTCTTTCATCAGAAGCCATTTTGTAACCTGACCTCTTGTTGTGAACATAGCCGGAGTGCCGTTTCCTTCATAGTTCTCCATTGCCATGACAATCTCGTCAAGAACGGCATCCTCTGTGGCAACCGTTTCAGCATCGATAGCAACGTGATGAGAATATAAATCATCGTCACTGTAGATCGGACGAACGTTCTCTTCATTGATCTTATCGTCATCATCCGGCTCTCTTCCATCACCGATCAGAGCTGCACGAGCAATTTCCTCATTCAGCATCAGTCTCATCTCAGACATCAGCCAGGAAACCACATTGAACTCGGTGATGTCCAAAATATCATCACGATCCAGCTTCTGTTTCTTGTAAATGGTTGTCGGGGTTGTCACACGCTTCAGAACTTTGATAACTTCTTCTTTCTTCAGCTTACCTTTAACGTAACCTTTTGCCCTCGCTTCATCAGCAGTAAGATCCGCAGCGGTGGATTTGATTCTGGAGAACGGTGCGTGCTTTGCTCCGTTAAGAACCATGGAAACCCACTCGGTATCTCTCTTGATCAGCTCCGGTGTCGGGGTTACAGTCTTTGCATCCGGGAAGAGAACTTCAATCTCCTTAATTCCATACTCCTGTGCATGTGCAAGAACGGATGCCTTAAAAGAGCCCATCTTCTGAGCGTCTTCAAAAATGGTTGCGATCTGCGCATGGGTAAGTGTAGGGGTTTTGATGTTTTCCGCAGATCCGTCGAACACGTTATGTTTCATCTCGTTATCTCCTCCTGTTTCTGCCGAATGCTTTACCTCGCCGCCTTCTTCTCCTTCATCGGAAACAGCATGCGCGACAATTGCAGCTACGGCGTTTTTCTGATCCTCATTCATACTCTCCCAAACCTGAGCAAGTGTGGGAGAGTCTGTATTTTCGGATTTACTTCCTTCCGCGGCGTGCTCAAGATCCTCGATGGAAAGACTTTCTCCAGAACGAATGATCGCCTCGTCATCAGAAGTTTCAAATGAGCCGTCGCTATGAGCAAAACTAACATTGTCAATCGTTGCTCCGGGGTTAGCGCCTGCTAAAACAAGGCTAACTTCTTTAATATCTCCGTGAAGAACATCTGCTCCAACCTGCTGAAGCTGATTTGCCCAGATGGAAAGCTGCGTGATGTCTCCATGAAGAACAGATTCTTTTGCACTCCGAGCCTTAGGAGTGTCATTAAAGGCGCCATACACATAAACAGAACCGTCTTCCAGATATTTCAGAAGACCGTGCCCAAGTATGTTTTCCGGATCGCTATGCATATGCTGCCAAACTAATGGTACGATCTTTCCATCACAGTCTTTAAAAGCACCTTTGCGAATGGTGCGACCGTCGGCACATTTCAGATCAGGCTTTGTGGCAAATCCACCAAAGTCATATTTCCTCTTTGCTCCCATTTTGATTTTCTCCTTCCTGATTACTATTTGATGCTGCGGTGTTTTTCAGTTGATCGTTAGATGCGTCAATGTTCGGATTTCGAATTTCGTTTGCTCTTGGATCCGAAGAGCGAATCAATCCAAACTTCGGCCGGATCTCGTTCGTGGTCATGATTTCATTCCTCTTCATCTTATCCGCAACATCAGCAATTTGTGAAAGAGGAACAGTAGCAAACGGATCTCTGAAATACTTGATCGAATGCCCTTGAGTCCTGGCGGTCTTTGTAAGAAATGCCCATTTAATTCCATCTGCAATCACAGAAAGAAACGGTTCTACTGTGGTATTGTAGTAGTGAAGCTGTTCTTCTTCCGAAGCGGTTCCATTGAAGATGTTCTCTGTCATTCCTAACTGGTTAAAAAGCGTTCTCGTCAGGTATTCCAGTCTTGTCTGCAAATTGTTTTCCGCTGGGCGATTCAGCTGTGTGATGTGTTCTGTCGCATCAATGTACGCAACACCATACTTAGAATTCGCAAGTTGCACTTCTATCTGTTTTCTTCTTTTCTCCGCCTGTGCCTGTTTATAAGACGACTTTAAAGAATAGGGCAACTGTATTATGATATCTAACTTCCCAGAAGCGGAAGCAGTATCAACACCATCAAGCAATCCAAGTACATGATTGATTCTCCGAACGGTTGAGTTCGGTTCATTCATGACCGCATAAAACGGATTTTCAAGGATTGCCAACATCTTTTTTGGAAGAGTAATTTCTTCCTTTTGACCAGTTCGGTCGTTGTAAAGAAGTAAGCGAACATGGTCCGGATACCACTCCAAAATCTTTGCTGTTCGAATACTTAAAATATTGTAAGATCCACTCACCATCGGGTTTATAGATGTTTCAACAGGAACCAAAGCGATTGCTCCTTCATCGCATAAAGACATAACTATATCCTGAATAAATGCTCGACCGGATTGGTCCTTATTTGCTCGTAAAGAAAGCCTATCATTTAATTCGGATTTAACAGGAGCAACGTAATTTTCCTCTTCATCAACAAGAACTTCTCTCATTTTGACGGAAGCAACGTCGATTGCTATCCTGGTATAAATAGAGGAGACAATTGATTTCTCTGACCCAAAACTTAAAACAACTCGATCAGGTCTTAAGCCATAACCAATCCCATAGTCAGGCTCTTTATAAGGATCGTGGTTTCTGAATGCATTCCACGCATGCATCAATCGATCTCCGATATTAAATCCCAATTCTCACCACCTCCTTATAATTATTCAAAGTTGTCTTTGTTAAGTTTGTAAGCTACGAATGCGTCCATCATGGCAGCAACTCCATCGATCTTCGCTTCCTGTCGCTTCTTTAGCAGTTTGCGATTTCCATTCGTATCCTCAATTGTGATACAGTTCCCCATACAAAACTGCATAATCTTTTCGTCGAACAATAGCATACGATCTTCTGCCAATTTTTTCAATTCTCCAAGCGGAACAGACTCTGTTCGAGCTCCTTGAATTACTTTCTCTACGCCGAATTCGCCATTTTCTTGAATCCATCTGGAAACAAAAGCCTTTGCGCCATATGGATCATAACCAAAACAGTTGACGGTGTACTCATTCTCTTCGATATGATGATCCAAATCCTCATATACCTCATCCATGTCAAGAATTGTTCCAGGCATAACAATAAGGCTTCCTTCTTCTATGAATGTTTCATACTTAAGACGCATTGCCAGCTGAAGTTTCATCATCGTTTTCTCGGTAATGTAGCATCTACATTTCACCCCAAACTTTTCACCCGCAAGAGGAAACAAAAAAGTAAATGCACAAAAGTCATCGCCCTGTGAAAGGTCTGCGCCAAGTGCACACTCCATTTGCCAAAAATCTCTTCGTTTGTGAACGAGTGTTTCCTCATAACGAAAGAAGTACGTATAGCCCTCAGTCGGTATTCCGAATCGTTTCGCAAGTATGTCATTCCTTGTAGCTGGTACTTTTTCGGCTCTTTCCACATCCAATTGGTATGCTTCGTAACTTACTGTAATGCCAATGTTTGGATTGGCTTTTAGCCACATGGCTGGATCGCCAACTTCGCTCACATCATCAAGCTTATACCACCAGATAGATACATGAGGAGCATAATAATCTCCTTTCAGAATGTCCATTAATTCCATTTTGATTGTATCGCCAGATCCATCTCGAACAGTTCCCTCTGAACTGCTGGCGATAATCAAATAATCATCAAGCTTTGAGGCTCCCTGCTCAACTGCACCAACTACATCTTCTCGAATGTCTCCTGACAGCCACTCATCAATCGTAGATAAGTAAGGTCTTAAACCTTGCAGCTTGTCTATCGTCATAGGACGAATCTCCAGCAATGATCCTGTCAAGAAATTTTCGATTCCTTTCTTGGTGGAAGCAAGCTTTTGTCTTTTGGATCTTGATCCTGTTGTGTTTTGTAATGAACCTTCCGTTAAAAACTGAAATAGTGGTCCTTTTGCCCGAATAATAGCAGTCCGTATTGGCGATAAAACTTCATCCGACTGTCTCATAGTCGGACCAGTTGTGATTTGATGCGTCGTTTTCGTAATTACGTTTAACGCATAACTTTGATGACAAGAATCATACAGCGACTTTGCAGCTCCTCGTCCAACGATCAGATACTGTTTCCTTGTTAAACGTTTTTTAATCCGTTTTCTAACATACCTTCCGCCATGATTGTTTTTGGTTGGAACATACACGCTTCTTTCTTCAAAGTAAAACCAGCACAGAACGTCTTCTGCCCAAAGTTTAAAACTAAAAAGAAGTGTTAAATCTCCTCCGTCAGTCAGAGTCATTTCATTCTCACAGAATGCAATCCACCCTTCCAATGGCTTAGGATCGTAATAGAATCGAGGATCTTCAATACGCTGATCAATACGATTCATTTGCATGGAGATCTCCCTATTTACAGGAATTTCTCCTCGTAAAACAGCTTCTCTAAATTGGCCATAATAAATGGGCGTCGCCGTATTTGATAATGCCATGTTTTAACTTCCTTTTTTCGCCTTCTTATTCAAAGCGCTTTTTACAGCCTTCCCCATCGGGGAGTTGTAAAGATTGTAAAATTCGGAAGCTGTTTTTCCTACTTCGAGAGCTTTCTTTATTGCTTTTTCAGCAGTCATCATGTCTTTCTTTGCAAGGGTTTTCAACTGACTCTCCATGTTGATTCGATTTAATCGCTCCTGCAATTCTTTGTTTGAAAGTTCTTTTCTGTATTTATACAGTGTCGAAGCATTTGTCGTTTTCAAAAGTTTCTTATGTCGAGTCTCTGCAGAATCGTCGTCACTTGCGGTTGTCTTTTTTCCTCTGGCTCTCGCTAACTGTTCTGGAGTTCTACGAACGCCCCATTTCATTCCTTTTATTCCGAAATGTTCCAGAACAGAATTCACTTTATCTTCACTAAGAAATGTCTGTTTCTCCATTTTCGATTACTCCTTCTTCTGCCTGAACATTCAATCTCCATTCATACTCCTTGGACATTTCTTTAAGGCTCTCAATCACAAAGGAACTTGTTGGGGGATCAAAAACCAATCGTGTTTTTATATACACATATGTCTTTACAGCTTCCAGGTCACTTCTTTCTCCTAAAAAATCTGCCCATGTTTCTTTTTCTCCAGTAATACTGAAAGGATTTGCTGGACCAACACCAAGTTGAGAAAGCGCAAACAAGGAACTATTTATTCCGGCTATGATTGGAGTATCAAAAACCCCATAATTACGATCAATACCAAGCTGTTCTTTGATCGATAACAAAATGCTTTCGTCCATACAACCTCCTTTCTATGATACTCTTACCTGAACATCATAAATGAACTTTTCTGGGAAAATATCATAAGTAAATCGCAGTACATAAGTGCAACGGTTTCTTTTAGGACTAATGAGAGCACTTAAAATCATCTCATAGTCCGAACAACCGTTTCTAACCTCACAAGATCCGGAAGCTTCTACTTCCTCGCCGCTTTTTAAAATATAAGTGGCTGTTAAAACTTCAAACGCCTGTGATAATGTGTTTATTACTTTTATACTTACGTTCTTTTTTTCCCCAAGCTTGAAATCTATCGTCTGCATTTACGTATCACCTCCACATCAAATATAGATTTGAAAACGGCTTGTCGATACGCCTGCAGAACCTCCACTACAAATGGGCAGAGTATTAGCCGAACTTCAGTTTCTGTATAATACGAAATATGAATAGAGCATTTTAAATGACCTCGTGCTCCCTTGTCGTTTTCTGCCCAGATTTCGATGTCCTGTAAACCATCTACTTTCGGAGCGTATCCTTCCCAATAATTCGGCTTGTCTTCTATTGGGGTAAAATCAACTTGAGTATTATTGACAATACCCCATACTCTCGTAATCATAACAGACCCCTTATGCCGGATCAGTTATCTTGAATGTGATCCTGATTGTTCCTCCAACATTTACCGTTGTGGACTCAGCAACAACATCGCTAATTACAGGAGCCTTTGTATCCAATGTTACATGACGAGTAACTGTGGTTGTCTTACCAAGCGAATCGGTTGCAATGACAGTAACCGTATTCTGACCTTCTGTAAGGGTGATTTCTTTTGTGAAAGCACCTTCAGAAACAACAGCGTTATCGCCATTTACAGTAACGCTTGAAATAGTTACAAGTTCTGAACCAGGAGCCACTGTACCGGAAACTGTAAGTGAAGGACTATTTGTGATAAGACCTTCAGTCGGTGTCGTGACACTAAGCTGAGGTGCTGCTGTACTGATCATGAAGCTTACAGAAGCAAGATTAGATTCGTTTCCATCATTATCAGTAACCTGAAGCGTTATCGTGTTTGAACCGTCGCTCAGATTCGTAGCAACATAGGTGCATGTCTTCTTTCCATCATCTCCATCCTGCCAGTCAAGACCTTCTGAAATGGGCTGATTATTGATCTTGAATACGACAGTGCTCATGTTTAATCCGGAATCTCCAGTATCCTGAAGTTCCATCACAACATTTTGCGTAGACGCGCCAAGAACTGCATCCTGAGTAGGTGATACAATCGTTGCGACCGGGGGTGTCGTCTCAAGAACTCGGATCTCCAACTGCTCGCCGTACGTAGGGTCCGAACTTGTCATTTTGGCTGTATTTCCAGCAAGATCTTCAGCATGGAGCGTTATCTGATAGACATGATCCGGCTGATTCCAAGAAGATTGCGGAGGTGCATTTGTTTCAACACTCCATAAGCCAGAATCTTCATCGTAAGACGCAACAACTTTTTGGCTGTTGACCATAGCGTATGCCTGTTTGATGTTCGTCGGCATTTCCTTTACTCCTTTCTTCTAAATTGTATTAACTTTTCAGTTAATGATTCATTAGAAAAAGGAAATTCAAAATCGGAATTGGCATCACCCAGAATGATAAACTGGATTTTTATTGGTTCGCCAACGGTTACAACTTTTTTATTAAGTTGAACGTTTACAAATTCCAAATTCCAAACCTCCTTTATCTCAAATTTTAAGATTTTACTTCCATTTTGATTTCCACGGACAAGTGTCATTTGCAAAACGCTCGACTGGTGGAACTAGAAGTAACGACTCATCACTGTAATGAATTGCTTGATGAGTATTGAAGGATGTCGAAATTAGAAACTCAGGAGAAAGTACCCATTCACGTCTTTTGACTATGTCTTCGATCGTAATCGGATTCATATGATGAATGTAAATTCTTCCAAGGATCTGATAATTATCATCAATTACACCAAGATCAAACCCTCCATCGCGAAGGATGACTTCTTGCTTAACCTTTCGCCACTCTTTTGAGTTGTAAAGAGCCTGATTCAAGTATCGATGACTCCCAAAAGTTTCGACACCTACTTTTCCAGAAAGTTTCAAATAGGAAAAGCGTTCTTCAAATGTTTTAAGTTTCGATAACTCACTATATGTCTTCATCATCGGAAACTCCACTATAAATTTTCATGGCTTCAAGAACTCTTGCATATGACTGTTCCCGATCTTCGTTTGCTTCAAGAACTTTCTTCTTTGTTACAAGAAGATCATTCTCGTTTTCCAAGCGCTCTTTCTCAAGTCTAGTCTTTGAAGAGCCCAATGCAAGATAGTGTGTGATAATCTGAGAAGATGCGGTCCCGTCTCGAAGCTTTTTCTCAGCTAAATCGACCGCAAGATTGATCATCTGATGCTCCCGTTCTTCAAGAGTTCTTGCCGGTTTATCTCTTTTACTCAAATGTCATCACTCCATATCTTAATACCTCCGCTCTTTCTAAAACAGACATGGCATAATCACTTATGATACCCTCATTATATAATTCCAAGCCCTTATTGCCCATGTTGTATATCATTAATACTAATGCCGGGTCCTCATACTTAATAAAAAGCTCATGCAAGTAATCGCAACCTGTCTTGATGTTTCCATAGGTGTCATAAATAGAAACGCCAAGGTCATCAGCTCTCTCTGAATGCCATCGTGTGCTTACCTGCATGACTCCAATACAGCTTCCATCATAATTTATGGCATCCTGCTGTAGTCGAGACTCGTGCCAAGCGATGCTTTCCACAAAAAAATAATCCATGTTGTACTCCGAAGCCACTTCTCTTATGATAGAGCGAGTGTTTTTGGTATTACTTGAATCGGAAGCAAAGCTTGTTATTCCTGCTGAAAAAAATAAGAGCATGAATGTGGTAAAAACAGATAAGATACGATAAGGTTTCTTAATCTTTCCTTTCATTTTGGTACTCC